TGCTGATATGTTGAGTGCTTCTGCTATTGCTTCCAAGGGAATCCCTTTCGCCCGCATTTCGAAAACATCGGCTTCCAAATTCACAAAATTGCAATTTTCGCGAAGGAAGTCGAGTTCGGGCTTTGTGAAGCTACATATCTGCATACACTCTCCTATTCTTTTATCTCTTTTTTTACCTGTTCGTAGACAGCTTCAATAATTTTGTCTAATTCGTCGGCAGATACATTGATTTTTAGTTCTTGCAGTTTACTGGAAACAAACTGCAAAACCTCTGCTTTCTTCTTCTCCCCCGGCTCACTTGCAAGCCATTGTTTCGCCCATCTGACTGAAACTTCCGTCCAGTAAAGAATAGTCTCCTGTGTTTCTTTGCTCATTTCGGATTTTGCAATTTTCCATTTTGCTGTCACAAGCGGTACTATAACGCCCGTGATAATCAGTGTGCATAAGCTAATAATTACTTCTGTCCAGTTTACCATGTTACTCATCCTTTCCTTTTACCTTAATACCGGCTAGTAATGCCAATTCAACGGTCCATGCGCCAAACCATGCAACGGTTAGCGCGTCCGGTACAGTCTTGTCCATGTAAGACAGCACCAAAACAACGACGGTGTACCAAATGATATTGACCATCGCCGCAATAACAAACTTTGTTCTCTTTTTCATTTTTTCAGTCCTCATAGATAATCGGAAGCTTCAAGGCTTCCTCGCACCATTTTTTTACTCTTGAGTTTCCATGCATAGCAATGTATGCGTCATATTCGCCTCTGAATACTTCGTACTCATCGTCTGGGATTCCTCCGGCTTGAACATACCTTTTAGCGTCGGCTAACAGTTCACGCCGCCCCATAGCTAATATCATTCTGTCGCATGGGCGTTTTTTCTTCCGCCTGTCATTTACCCAGTCTTTAACAATCGCGCCGAACCACGACGAACCAAAGATTGCAACGATTAGTGCTATTGTGTTTTCGTTCATTTCTTTTTCTCCTAAATTTTAAATGGATTATTGACTTGATGTCCGCTTCGTGAATCCCAATGCGTAAATGACTTGGAATATGTAATGCTCGAACCGAAATGTGCTCCCCAAGTATACAACCCCGCCTCACCGACTACGCCGTGAGCCTTGCAGATTTCTTTCCACTTTTTAGCGTACTTGATGAACTTTTCTTCCGTCAGTTCTATGTTCGTATGCCAGTCCGTCGCTGTGCCTTTGATGTGTGATGATGTGGGAATCCCGCCAATCTTTTGGTTGTACTTCTTTGTCCGATACCACGCATGGACATCCATTGGTCTACCGAGCCATGCCCGGAACTCTTCGAGCATGTGTGCGTGAAGTAGTGCGGCCGCGTCAATAGGAATTGTTCCGGTTTGATTTTTGCTGTAATCTTTTAGTGTGAAATGCTCCGTCAGCTTTTCGCCCGACAATTTAATTTTCGCCATTATTTTCTCCTTTCTTTGTCAGATTTTGTTGTTTTTAGTCGTTATGATATTAGAACTACACAGCAAATGAAGTAATGTTACCCTGCACAAGGCTTGCGACTGTTTCGAGCAGCCGCTCCCTGGCAGTCACGCTAGTAGATGTGCTTGATGTGGTTCTTTTTTACTCTATTTCTTCCCATCCATACACGCCCGGCTCCCATACATTGTTATCTACTGTTGAAATCCATTTCTTTCCGTTGTGTTTAACCTTTGCACTTTTAGCATACGCGTCATGTGCGCCTGTAGGTTGCACCCATTCAGGACATTCTTCTGTCCACACTCTTTTGAAAATTGCGGGAACTTGCTCTGGAGGATAAAGGTTATCACCAACATTGTTAAATACTTCATACAGAAGTTTTTCGTTGTTTACTAGTGACCATCTTCTATCCCCGATAGACAATTTTTCACTTTTTACCCATTGTTTGTACCAATCAACATTAACCTGTGCAATTTCGGCAGGTGCTGTTGGCAATGTTCCTTTGAGTAAATTAACCAATTCTATTTGTTTCTGTGTTAGTGCCATTTAGAATCACCTCGCTTTAATTATTATTTATTTGTTCTTTTACTTCATCAATTGAATCGTCTACAATTTCATTTTTTAAAGCTATAGGTATACCATAGGTCGATATTTCTTGTGCCGCTAATTCCCCGAGTGTGTAAATCTTACCCTCTTGTCCTTGTTTAATGGAATCTTTGGATAAGCCATAAATTACATTGTTATTAGAATCGGAAATTAAAATTGTTGGTCTTAAATATGTATCACAAATTTCAAGCACGGAATCAGGATTATTCGCATTACTATATGCAAATTTATAACAGCTTTTATAAAACACCTTCGCACAAGTTGCATAACTAGTACCGCCTGTTGGAATAGAGACATATGATAAAATATTCGAATTTCCAGTATCAAAATCAACCTCTGCAAGCCCTATTCTATTAACACTACTTTCTACATTTGTGGTATAATAACCCACAACACAATATATTTTTTTGGATGTATAATCGTATCCCTCTTTATAAAGTGCCATTGGATAAACAAAATTGATATCTATATTTGTTTTTAATGTTGTTGTTTTTATTAAATTCCCATCGGTCAATGAATAAATTCGTATATCACGAGAATTCCCACCACGAGGAGCCCAAAGCATTATATTGTTATCTATATCATAGAATTTATTATCCCCAAAAGGATAATTTACGGCATCACTAGCATAAGGGCAAGAGTTGTTAACATTCGCAAATTTAACTATAGTCTCTCCTGTTGTCACATTTACAAGATTAGCCGTTGCGTTCTTGTTTGAACTAGGTATAACAACAGCATTTAATTCTTTCACATATCCTAATGTCGAAGTTATAAACAAATTTGTATAACCAGAAGTGTCCATAGAGACTTGCGATACTTTTTGTAGTGTTCCATTGTTTAATTCCCATTTTTCTAAATAGAAGTTATTTGAAGAACTTGTGGTATCAATACTATTTGCCAACATATAAGTTGTATTTCCATCATAAACTCCAACACAAATTTTTCTAAACCTATATTTATATTGTCCTGTAGCAGTTATCGTTTTGTCGCTACTCACAATTGAAATTTCCCCATTTTCATCCCATGTGTATACATTATAAGTAATTTTATACTCATCGTCACGCCCAGCTTCGTTACTATCGAAGAGAATAAATTGTTTTATTTGTGGGAATATTACTAAACATCCACTATTTGCCGCCCTTGCAGAAATAGATATATTAGAAACTATTTTGCCATTTAGGTAACTTTGTATTGTAGCGGTTTTCTTGTTCATTACAATACAAAGGTTGTCTACTAAATAAATGCTATAACTATAACTAGTAGTCTGTGCCGTTCCCAATAACTTAGTTCCTTGTGCTTTTTTACTTACAAAACAATAATTTGGGATATTTTCTCCCGCATACTCTGTAGCGACAGAGGAGTTCCTAGGTGCTATTGCCCCTCCACTATTCAATAATTTAGCATTACCCATAATTACACCCCCGTAAGTTTGATATTGATTGAACTATCAGGTACATCTATTGCTCTACAAATGATGTATCCGTCGAAGGTTTCAATCTGCTTAATTGCTGAAAAAGCCGATTGCTCATCGTCCGCCAAGGTTGCGGAAGTTATCACCAGTGTAGCAATCGGATTGAATACTGCTTTCATCCCCGATACGGTAATCTGATTAGTGTACCATCCGTTTGTTTTGGATGAACTCCATCCGCTTTTTGGAACGGACACGACCCACTCTTTGACAAGCCTTTCAAAGCCTTTAGAAGGCGTTGCGTCGGGTAGTCCGTACCGCATTCCCATTGCGTCTGTAAATAGCGTTGCTTTGTTGATTGGTGTTCCTTCTTGTGTGGGCTCGTCCGCTCGTTCCCATGTTACATATTCAGATGTACCGTCTGCGTGCGTTATTTTCACGCGCCCGGGCTGAGTAGGTATTCTGTCTTTCATAATTCACCTCCGAAAATTTCGCCGGAATAAACAAACGACTGCTCTAACTTGCTTATGCACTCGTCCAGTATTTCCAAAATTCTTTCCAAATCATTTGCTTTTTCAAATGTAAACTGTTCCATATCCTCCGTGACTTCCGGCGTTCCGATTGGTACAGTTATACGCGCCCGAAGCTGCCGGATGTTACTGAGATACCTCTTCGTCTCTTCGCTGTCCATGAATTCGGATATTTGCCATGTGATTTTAATTTGAGGTACAGGGTAGTCGTACCCATTCGCTGCGAATCGTCCAAAAACATAGGATACGGCGGATTCAACGCGGTTTAGATCCGAAGCGT